CCAAAATCTGTTAATGTAATGATCTTTTCTTCGGCGCGCGCTAGGGCAATAATAGCATCAGCCATGTGATCGATTTTTTGTTCAATCCTATCAAGACGTTGTGATTGTTCGTCTCTGTGTTCTTTAGCTGTTGTCATGTTTTATAACCCTACATTTGAGAGGAGTTACTCCTCTAATTAATCTGTGGTACTCTCCTTCAGGTATATCAAATACCATTCCCTTTTTAAGCAACCATGGTAGACATTTGTCTACTTGAAATTGCCATCCTTCTCCCTCTAAAACTTCAATCTCTCTATCTTCGGCATCTCTATGCCAAACATATTCTGCGTCGTCTATTTCTGGAAAGAACGTTCTTACGTCAGCGTCTTCCCAATAAGGTTTACCAAAAGTAAGATCCACCACCTTTAAGCCCCAAGTCCTTTGCGTATTTCGGTAACCGACAAGACCAATAACCCGGCTTCATTTTATCGTTTTTAGTATCACAGTTGTGACGTGATGCAAAGTTTGCTGCAGCACCTCTATCATTAATTTTAGATGATAGTCCACCTTTCTGATCGCCAAAGGTTATTTTTTTAACATTTCCTGTTTTTGGGTCTTTAACGTATACCACGTATTTTTTACCATCAGCACTATTGCGTGATGGGCTGCCAAGTTCAACTTCTCGGCCTTTATATTCCGCTTCATCAAGCTCAATCATTGGACTTTCCAATGGAACCATTGAACCTTCGTATAACGCAAATCCTTCTAAATGCTCTTTAAATGTTTTCATTATCCACCAAACTCGTGGCCTGCAACTCGCTTCATTTGTTTCTTAAACTCTGCGAAATCAGGCTTTGTTTTATACAACTTAATAGATATCTCAGGACGATCTTTACCTTTGATTCTCCACTCAAATCCTTTTTCTTTATGTTCAGGCTTGGTCGTCTTTACTACGCGACGTTTAAATCCTGCTTCCCAAGATTCTGATCCTTCTTCAATATGTTCTTTAAATGTTAACATATTACGCTTTCTCTATCATTTTTAGTTGTACAGCTTCCGTTGGCTTAATACCACGACCTTTCCAAACCTTAGGAGTAATAAGAACCCTTGGGCCTCTTAACTCTTTAACAGTGTAAAGCTCTTTAGCTTCTTGAGGAGAATCAGCATATTGCTTTTTAATGCGTACTGTATCGCCTTCCTTAACCGCTTCAGTTATGTACTGTGCAAATGGTATCATATTACTTATCGTCTATAATAATACCGAATGTATCTCTAATTTCGATTGTAGGGCCAGGACCAAATTTAGCGTCGCCACCGAGTAAGCCATCGAGAGTACCAGCTTCTGTGCTCTTATAAGAACCTTTCATAGCTTTAGTCATATTCTTAAGTTCTTTAGCATCAGTAGGACCTTGGATCATTACTACAAAATCATTGCTTAGAAGGTAATAATCTTGCTTTTCAGTAGAATAGCTTGGTTCTTTTACAAACTTACCAAACTTTTTACCTTTCATACCAGCAACAGTAATTGAACCATCTTCGAGTTTAGCTTTCTTTTCTGCCTTAGAGATATAATCGAGAACTAAAGCTGAACCTTTTTTAGAGCACCAATCGCCCCACATTTTGGTAAGCTTCTTTTCGTCTACCTGAGACATCTTAGCCTTTTCGACATGCTTTTTAAATGCTTGAGCTACCAAGTTACCTAGCTGAGACAATGAACCAGTCGGTCGGTATGCTTTTTCTTGCAACTCTGCTCTAATTTGTGTAAATTGTTTCATCGTTTTAAATCCTTTGTTTAAGTTTTAATTTATTTATTGTTGAAGAAATCCACTCTTACGTATTGGTTTACGTGTTCCACCGCCTAGCATATTTGGATTAGTTGCCAAATGCTTAGGCAGCTTACCAAGATCTATAAGTTTATGCAATTGGAATTGCAATGTTCTAATATCTACGCCAAATTCTCTTGCTGCTTTAGAGATACCCATAGAACCTTGTTTAGGGTTTTTCTTTCTCCAATCTAAATAGTATCGTAGAGCTTTTTGGTATACTTTATCCTTAAGGAATGGAATCTTTGTTGCTAGTGAAACGGGGATAGTAATTTCACCTAGCTCAATCATTTCTTCAGATGATTCCATTTTGTATAGCTTTTTAAGTCTTGCTACTTCAGCGTTAGCGGCTTTAGATCGTGCTTCTACGTCGTACCCGTTTTTCTTTAGTCCTTTAATAAGACGTTCACGAGCCGACGGTTTAGGCTTTTTTCTTCTAGCTTCCTCTACTGATTCATTCTTACCGATTAGTTTCCAACCTTGACGCTTCATCTTATCAGCAGTCTTACCGTCTACAGTACGCTGTTGTTTACCCTTTTTCATAACGTAAATTTCACGTCCTTCGTTAACCAATCGTAGAGTATCAGATACAACTTTATCCTTAGATAAGCCACGTTTCATAGCTTCGATCTTCTTAGTAGCACCAGTCATATCGCCTGCCATACTCATAGCAATCTTAACAGCAGCTGCTACCATATCTGGCGGAAACTTACCTTTATATTTTTCTCTGAGTTCTCTAAATGTCTTCATTAATCTCCCCTTACTTTTTTAGCAAGATCTGCGTCAGCCTTGCCCCATGTTCCTGATGATTTTGTTGCGAATGAATTAACTCGAGCTAATCCCCATTGTGTAGGATTAGTTCCTGGTCTATGTGAAGAGCTCCAAGCTGCATATCCTCTATCGAATACTTTCTTAAGAATAGCGTACGGCATGCCAGACTTATCAGCTTTTTTCTTCAGCGCATCTGTCACATCGGCCTTTTCTGTAATATTAAATTCTTCGAAAGTTAGTGTATTTTCACCATACATTTTTTTAAAGTTCTTAGTATGTTTACTCTCTGGTGAGTCTGATCTTGGCTTATCATGTGCAGCTTTTTGTTTGGCTGTCATTGATTTGTAATTTTTTGATTTAGCTTCGTTTGCTTCGCCTGGAGTAGCCTTTTTATATTTTTTTAATAGCTCAGGTGTTCCTACACCACAGCTTTTTTCAACTAATTCAACTTGGTCTAGCCAGACTTTCTTTGATTTATTTTCAAACTTAACAGTAAGATAATTAGCACCACAGGTAGTAATTTGGCCGATTTCTTTTGTTTCTTTTACTTGTACAGTATCGCCTTCAGTAAATAAATTACCTTCAATATAGTCTTCTCTTCTATCAGAAACCTTAGGTAATTCTACGTGTTTACGGAATGATTTTGTTTCTTTTAATCCCATTCCTTTACGTACAGCATTAAACAATTCTTTACTATCTTTGTAAGATGATGGCATTCCCTTGCTAAACAACTCCAAATCGTTATCAGCAGCAGCTACTCTTAACTTAGAGGCTGACATGCCAGAAACATCATCACTATCAGGATCTCTTTCGCCAGCAGATATTACTTTAATCTTGCTTTCAAATTGATAGAACCCATGTCGTGCTTCTACTCCGTTGTACTTATTGAGTAGAATTTCAAATTCTTTTACTCTATCAGAGCCTGCAACCATAGTCATTTTAGTAAACCCCTGATCGTATAGCTTACGCGCTACGTCAATCACCGTACGCGTATCAGTGTCTGCCATAATATTTCTGGCATGCTTCGGAAACATCTTACGTAGGAATTTTACTTTATCTCTGAATGGAAGAGGATTCTTCTTAGAGTCTTCGGATTTAGAGGCATATATTCTATACATGCCACCTTTAGAAACTTTCTTTAATGTTTCAAATAATTTTTCATGCCCAGAAGTCGGTGGATTAAATCTACCAAACACAATGGTAACATCACCCTTTGCTTCTGTTACAAATTCACTAAACTTTTTAATCATTTTTTCCCGCACCGCCCTTTTTCTTAGCTCTATCAGCTGCCTTTACTTTTGGAAGAAGTTTCTTTGCAATTTTATTTATTGCATTCTTTTTCATGGCTAGCTTCTTTTCGACTTCATGCTTTTGTGCAAAGGATAAGTCGTCTTTAGAGCGACCTTTAAGAAGTTTATTAAGTAAAACTTTCCTTGCTTGCATTTGAGCTCGGCTTTTAAGCTGATCAGGGGATGCGAGTTTCTTAGCCGCTTTCTTGCGGCCAAGCATAATTTTGGCTTTATTCTTTTTAAAGTTTACTTTGGCTTTCATACGCTGCACTGGTGTCAATGCTTCCAGCTGAGTATGGTCTTTAAAACTTAACATGCTTATCCTCGGTATCCCATTTAGTTGGGGTTATCCCAACCTTTTATAATATCTTTGCTAAAGTTGTTAGTAGAAAATTCCATTCTATCAACTAATTTAACAGCTCCACCGTCCATTCGATCTATAGCAACAAAACCTTCAGGGTTGGTTACTTTAAATCCGGATTTAGTCTTAACAAACGTCCCAATTTTGTTTAGTTTGTTTAGTTTATTTATAATGATTAATTTACTATCTACCACTAAATTCTGTAAATCAAAGATTAATTGTAAGTTTTTCAAGTTCTTTTTGTCAAAAAACGTTAATATTTCATCTCGTTTAGCAGCTTGTGTGTCCTTACCTTTCTGACTACTCCTTTTGTCAATCTGCTTTTGGTATCTAGCTTGAATAAATTTTATCATACCGTCAGCATGAGCTCGAGTATTAGTAATTTTTTGGCCTGCTCTTACCTTAGTGTTATTATAAACATTAATCATAAGATTAAGTTCTTTATTGTCTTCAATAGTCTTTAAAGTTGAAGATGAGATTTTTCTAAAGAGAGAACCTGCCGCTGACAGCTTAGCGTTTAAAGCTTCGGTTTCATCATCAGTTAAAGTTGCAGTACCTGATAGATCGTCAAGAGTAGCATCTTGCATCCATACATTAGATGATTGCTTTAACTTACTTGATATGTTACCGCCAAACTCAGCTCTCATAGATTCAAACGTTCCACCAGAATAACTAGTATGCCATACGATACCAACCTTAGCTTTAGAT